CACGATCAAGCCGGTCTCTGCCCACGAGTTGCCGATCGCCTCGTAATACCTCGTGTACGCCATCCACTCCGCGAGTTCGCGTGAATCCATCCGGCGAGACAACTCGCCGACCGTCATCCTCAAGTGTCCCGCCAGCCGGAACATGAACCGGCGAACTGGCGAGACGTTCAACCTTTTCCCAGTTCCTCTACGTCAGCCTCCGACATCGCGTTGTGCTTTATCGCAGCATCGAACAGGCGAGCCATCACGGCACCTGACTTCGCACCGAGCTTCTCGATCTGCTCCTTCGTGAAGAGGAGGTTGCCCTTCTCGTCACAGAGCAGCCGAACGAGGTACTCGGTGCGAAAGTTTGCGACGCCCGTATCTCGCTTTCCAATCCACATCCGCTCGTAGGCGTCGCGTTCGGCGACGCTCATCACGCGAATGAAGACCGATCCGCCCCACTCCTTGACCTTGACTTCCTTCAGCCCCAGGTCGTCAGCCGCGAGAATCTGTTCTGCCGTCAAAGCCATTGCTACTGCCTCACGAGTTTGAAAGTTGCACCGTACCGGGCGACATCATTCACCCGGCCCGAGAGCGTGAGCGTCTGGCAGATCGCTTTATGAGTCAGCGTCAGCCCGCCGCCAGTGATGGCGAGCGTGCCCTGAATCCCGTATTGCGACAGCCCGAGCGCCGCCGTGCTCAGACACTTCAAAGTGATAGTGCCTGCGTCAACTGAGTAGGTGGAGTCGCGCCCGAGCGGCAGACCGCCGCCTACGTTCACGTCGATCTCGGTGACTTCGCCGAGAGCCGTGCTGCACCACGTTACACTTACGCCCGTACATACGTTCGCCATGACGGGCCTCCGTCGCGGCGACTAGACGCGAGCGACTCGGAGGGTTGCCTGGCCACGAATCGCGTCGTTCAGGGCGAGCGTGAGCGTCGAGGCGTTTACCGTGTAGGCAAGACCCGAGAACGAGCCGACCGTTGTCCCGCCCACCGTGATAGTGCACGTGCCGGTCGAGGCATCTGCGATCACGACGTTGCCGATGTAGTCGAACTGCACCGTGCGGCCCGTGTCGCTGGTCGAGCCCTGGAGCGGTCGGTCGATCGTGGCGATAGCGTTGCCGGCCGAGAGCCCGAGGTGGCTGATGTCGATCTTCTCGGCGTCAGCCTGGGGATCGGTGTTTGAGATGACGATGTTCGTCGCCGAGTAGACAGTGGCACCTAGGCGAATGACCGTTCCACTTCCAGAGTGTGGGGTGACCGACATTTTCTAAGTCTCCTGCCAGAGGATCGAGTAGGTCTGCGATACGGAGTACAGCGGTGGTGCCTCGCCGCCGGCGAGTTGGGCGAACCCGTCTGCCTCGTTGTCGAGCGACGTGTTCTCCACTATTACCGATTCTGGCGATGTGCCCCCCCAGCCATCCAGCGCCAGCCGGCACTTATCCGCGAGTTCCCTTACTGCCTCGTATGATTCCGCGTAGAGGTCGAGGGCGAGGATCACCGTGGTGACGCCGGTCGGGCCGGAAAGACTCTGCGACCGCTGGACAGCCGACCGGCGATAGGTGGCGAACGGAGCCGCCGCGGATGCGGGGGCGATGACGGGATAGATCCTCGTTCCCAGGAGCCGGGCCACGTCTGCGTCGGCGACCAGGGCGGAGCGGATCGCGGCTTCGGGCGACTTGAGGGCCATACCTCGATTTTGCCGCCGGCGACCCCGCCTCTTGCAGCGTCAGCCTACGCGGCGTCGCTGCCCCGCAGCCTGCTCCATGCCTCCGCGACCGACGCGCTTAGTTCCCGCTGAAGAATGGCAGAAACTTCGCCTTGCGTCTGATTGAACGCGGTCTGGAGCGGCGGCTGCCTGGTCAGCCCTCCGATCGGCATCGGCGGCAAGGTGATCGGCTCTTTTGACTTGATGAAAAACGCCCGCGGGTATGGCGGGTCGGTCACGACGCGAGGCTTTTGCTGCGTGTCGAACTTGAACTGGCCGAGCTCGCGGAACGACGAGGCGATGTAGGCGTTCTGCCCGCTCACGCGATGCAGCACGCCACGGCCGCGAACAATCTCCTCAATGATTTTTTGGCCGACGCGTCGCCGTCGCAGAAACGGTGCCGTAGGGGATCGTCTTTGATACGGCTTGTTCGAAAATGTCTTGATCGTGCGATTCCTTGCGCCGTACTCCAGCCACCACTGGTGGAAGGCCCTGTCGGGGCCGGTTCGCACGGTACCGCCTGCGGCCGACTCCGATCTCTCCTGTGCCGCACGGCGGTAGCCCACGACGCCGACCGCCACGCCGCTGTTTTCATACTCGACCACTTTTGACGTAACGGCGCGCTTCAGGTTGCCGGTCGGACCCACTGGGGTAATGGCTCGCAGCGTCCGCGTCACAGGCACGATCGCTTTTTTCATGGCCGCGCCCATCACCGACGCAGCCTGCCTAGGAGGCAAGAACTGGCGGAGCTTTCTACTGAACTCCTGAAGTTCAGCCATGTCAATCGTGATTTCCGTTCCCTTGACAGCCATCAGACGGTCTCCGAGCAGATCAGTTCGTGCACGCTCCGGTTCTCGTGCTCGAGCACCGAGATGATTTGCAGCGTTCGCCCACGCCACGAGATCCGCATCTGGTTCGTGAGCCCCGTGAGATACCGCATCCTTATCCGGTGCGTGATCTCAGTCTGCTGTGTATTCGCGAGCAGGAACTCCCGGGCCGTCACGCCCGTGACGCTCGCCCACACCTCCGCGAACGTCGAGTAGGAGTAGGTCGTCTCCCCGAGCCGATTCCGCGACTCGGTTGCTTGCTGCACCGTGATCCGCTCGCGGAGTTGCCCGGCGTCAATCATGTGATCGTGCCCTCGCCGATCACGACGAGGTCGTAGGTCGCCCCGGCGGTCGTCTCAAAGAACAGCGACGACGGCGAGGCACCAGCCGCCGACGGATCGACAAGCAGGAACACGCCGCCCGGCTTGATCGTGCCAGAGAATGCACCTGTCAGCGTGATCGTGTATGCCGCGTGCGTGTTCTTCACCATAATGACTTTCACGGCCGAGAAGTTCACCAGCGCCGTCGAGCCGTTGCGAACGTCCGAGATCGCCGAGAGTAGGATCGTGAACGAACCCTGCGGTGCGGTACGGGAGTCGCTGAACACGATCTGAGCCTGATCGGCACCCGTGCCGTCGGCGAACTCGCGAAAGAAATCGTATTTCGTGAATCGCGAGTTCACGACGAGATCGCCCGTGCCGGTCTCGCGGGCGACGACAGATGCAAGCACTTCGGCAGACAGGCTCATGTGATGGTTCCTTCGCCAATGAGGACGATTTCGTAGGAACCAAAACCGCCGTCCACTTCAAAAGCCAGTCGCGATCCAGCGGTCGGATACCCGTCAGCGGTTGGCGCAAAGTACGCCACCGCGCCACCAGGCTGAAGTTGCAGGCCGCCTGGTGCTCCGCTAAAAACCGGGCCGCCCGGCCAATCTGATGTGAGCAGACATGAAAACTCAATCTCGCCTGTGTTCTTTATGTAGATGAATTTGATTGCTGAAAAACTTCCGCTGCCTCGATCGTCGGTCGCACTGTCGAAGGAAAACCCAAGACCCAGCGGCCTGTAAACGCTATCGAACGTGCCCGCACTGCTCCACACGAGGTTCGCTTGATTCGCCCCCGTGCCGTCGGTCAACTCGAGGAACGATTCTACCTTCGTCGTGCGAACATCCTTCGCGTAGTCCACCGCGTCGGTCTCATTCGCCACGAGCGAGAAAAGGATGTTGGCGTTCAGCGTCACGTGTACGATCCCCACGACACGGTATCGAGCAGCCGCTTCGCCCCGTCGGGCATCTGGCCGTCGCCGCGCTTCTCATAGAGCTCGAGGATCGTCATCAGCATCGCCGACTTCACTCGCTGCGGCACGTCTGATGCAGCGCCGTAGCCGGCCCACCACGTGACCGTAATCGCGTTGGCATCAAGGAGCGTCGCCGGCCACGAGCCGTTGTAGATCGTTCGGATGCGGCCTGGCGTTGAGTCACGGTCGACTCGGTACTCGGTGGTCGGGAGCGTAGCCGTGCTGCCGTCTGCGATCGTATACGTGATCGTCACGGCCGTGACCGTGCCAGATGAAGCCATCGGAGGGCGGGGCAGCTCGATCTCGCTGTCGAACTTGTCGAACTTCATCACGAGTCGCTGGGTGACGAGAGCCCGATCGATGTAGTCCTCCACGAGCTCGCGGGCGGTCGTGATCAGATTCGTGATCAGCGTATCGTCAGCCGACGAATCGACCCGGCAGTGGGCCTTGGCTTCGGTGAGCGTGACGGACTCCACCGCCGGGGCGGCGGTTCGCTTCAGGCTGCGGTAGCGGTGTGGGATCACTTGCGTCGTCTCCGCGGCGTCACGTCTGCCGTCTCGGCCTTTGGCTCGTCGGTGGCTGTTTCGATCAGCGTCTGCGAATCGTTCGCTCGCTCCGCGTACTCCCACGCGATCAGCGAGTCAGCGTCACGCTCGGGCAACTGGACGATCTCGCCGACACGGTAGGCACCGTGCGGCTTCTTCATCCGAATCCGCACCATTTCTATTTTCGTCATTCGCCCACCCTCCATGCAGTTTCCGGCGGCTTGCGGTCTTTCTGCCACTCGGTCGTGTATTGAAACACCGGGCCGCTCAAGTTCCTCCCCGGCCACGTGATCAGATACTCGCCGTGCCCGATCACGACGCGCGGCGTGACGTAGAGCCGGTTGCCGCTCTCCTTCCACGTGCGCCAGAATCCGATGTCAGAATCGACTCGCCCTTCACCGTAGCCGCCCTGCGGATCTGGCTTCTCCCAGAACCACGGCTTCTTCATCCGCCGCAGGGCAGCGGTCGAGATGATGGTGCAGCCGAAATGAGCCGTGTCGACTTGTTGGACTGGATGCCCGAACCACTCGACGGGCACCGACGTGACGCCGCCTTCGGGCGGGTTGTCCAGCGTGTCGAGGAGCGTAAGCATCGGGCGACCGTCCTCGCGTTTCGTCTGGAGCGGCGCAAGTGCGTCGCACTGGAACGTCATCGCCAGGGCAAAGAGGTGCTCGATTTGCTCTCTGGATACAAAACTGTCCATATCAAGCGTGATGATGTACTCGGTCGTCGGCTCGAACTGCTCCAGCATCCGAGTGAGCACCTGGCTCCAGAACGCGCCCTGGCCCAGCGTGGGGCGAATGTGCAACGGCATCAACGCCTCGATGAACCCGAATGCGTTGATGAGCGGCCCAAACCTCGGGCCAGACAGCACGGCTTCGGCACGCACTTCGACGCGGGAATCTCCAACTTGAACGAACACGGCGGGCTCCTAAAAGAGAGACGGCGGGGAGGCTCGTCGCCTGCCCCGCCGTCTACTGTGCTCGTCGTGTCAAGCCGACTAGCCGACGACTTGCGTGTTCACACCCTTGTCGCTTGCCGACATCGGGCCAGCCTCGCCCTTCGAGAGGCGGCACGAGGTCACGACGCCGACCGTGGAGGCAGGGGTCGCGTACACCGTGAGGTAGCGCCGCTTGCCGCGGAGATCCACGTCGAAGCGGTGGGCATAGCCCACGCCCGCCGTGGCGGTCGAACCGGCGGCCACCGTGTAGTCGGTCGACTGCACGTAGAGGTTCGCCGTGCCCGCCGTGCCCGTCGTGTCGCTGTGAGCGAGACGCAGGACGGTAGCAGCGGTCGAGGGGCCAGCCGCCGCGGTGAACGGCGTGAAGTACACGTCGATCGACGCGTACTCAAAGCCGATCGTGTCGATCTCGAGCGAGTGGGTCGCGCTGGAAGCAACCGACGCTTCAGCCTTCGCCACGCTCTTTTGTGCAGCACCGAAGTTCATTGGTCAAAGTCTCCTAGAGAGGGGTGAAGGTTTATCAGCCGAACTTGAGGGCCACGATCGGGCCAGCCTTGGTCGTCGAGCCCAGGTCGTTCACGACCATCGCATTGCGAGCCGTCGCGAAGGTGAGGGTCTGATCGAACTCGATGTACCGCTCGGAAGCGGTCTTGATCGAGATCGCCCGACGCTCGCCGAAGATCGCGGCCTGTGAGAGATCGCCGAACAAGGCGGCCACCTTGCCGGTCGTGCCGGTCACGGCGCTCTCCATCGGCTGCACCAGCGTGACGGGGTAGCCCAGGAACGTCTCGCCGAATCCGGCGGCGACGTTGCCAGAGTTGTTGCCGCCCGCGTTGCTCGTGCCGCCCGGGAGCATGGCGAGCCGCAGCATCGCCGAGCCCCAGCCAGCCGGCGAGATGTACCACCGGCAGTTCCGGTTGCGGGCAAAGAGCGGGAGCTTCGCGAGCACGTCGGTGAAGTTCCGCATCGTAAGGTCGCCGAAGGTCGTGTTGCTCGTGGCAGTCACGACCGAAGCCGAGTAGGCCGACTGGAGCACCTTCGTGCAGACGCCGGTCACGCCGTGGTACGAAAGCGTGCCGTCACCGATGAAGCCGGCGTTGTCGAAGGCTTCGGCGAACGCCTGGGACACCTCGACCGCCATCGCGTCGGCGAGGTCAATCACCGAGTCTTCGAGCAGCGAGTTCGGGGTGCGGTTCGCCACGCCCCAAATCTTCGCGTTCAGTTCGACGTTGTCGAACGTCACGTCGCTCTGCGTCACTTCGACGTTCTCGCCGACCGGGCGA